CTGGAGCGGGTAGTTTCGAGGATGTCGCCCTTCCCCAGCCAAACAGCACAGTCTCCTCAATACGCGACGACGCAGCAGGCTACTCAGCAGTACAGTCAGCCTTCACAGGCCCAACCGTGGGCGTACCAAGCGCCTACGGCAGCGCCGACTTACTCCAACAACGCCTCTACGACCCAACCTTCCTCTCAGGTTTCTACGGCCCGCAGCCAAGCGCCCCAACTAAGCGACGCAACCGCTCAAGTCGTTAACCATTTTGGAATCGAAGCTCCAGGCATACTTAACCAGTATTCTGTAACTCTCGAAGATGCTCTGATTGCGCAAAATGAGCGCATGAACGCATACACCCAACGTGGTGCTGCGATGGAGCACATCCTCACAGACCCTGATCAGTTAGCTGATTACACCAATCGGTTCTTCACCGAAGTGTATCCTGTAGACGCAGATAACTCTGGTTATCCTGCTCAACAGCCTGCTGCTTATCAGCCTCGTTATGACATGCCTGCTGTACCAGCAGCTAATGGTGCTGTAAGGCACGATCCTGACACTCAGTGGAACGGATTCTCACAGACGATGAACCAGAATCCTGAGCAAGCATGGCGCTACTTGAGCCAGATGAGTCCTGACGCATTCCGTCAGAAGCTTCTGTTCTTAGACGCTGCTTAATCTGTACGTACAGAGTAAAATTCCCTCGGAAACGAGGGTTTTTTAGTGCTTATTAATCTCGTAATTCGCGTTCAGCGTGGTTAAAAGTAAATTAACTTGTGAAGATAAGGTTAAGAATTATGAAGAGAAATTGATGGGTATTTCTTTTGCTTATTTTAAAGCTAAAAATAAAGCACAGCAGTACACTAAGAGTAAAGGAGTTTAGTCATGGTTCAGCCTATTGGGCACTCACGTCAAAAGCAATCTTCGGATAACTCCGAGCTTCTGGCTCAGTTAAAAGAACTAAAAGCTGAATTAAATTCAGTTAAACAAGAGTACAAAGCTGATATGGAAAAGATTGCGTTAGACATCGTTACAGTCGATGCTAAAACTCAGACTTCTACTGTTGAATCTACCTAGATATAATTAGGGTAACCCTTGCTGATTTTAAGTGGGTTACATTTCACTAGTTAACTATAAGTACGATACTGGACCGCATCAACAGCAGTCTGGGCCTAATCGAATCGGAGATGATCTAGCTTTAGCTCAAAAATATCTAGTTGTTTCAAGCGGATACATAGATTCTTTAGGTAACCAAGTTTCTTGGTTTGGAGTTAATGACTTCGGCGCTGATTATGGTCGACCTGTTATTGGCCCCCCTAATTCAGGCGCTTATGTCGTAGATACTTGGAGAGCAGCCCCCGTGGCTGTATCTGGTTATTGGAACGATAACAATTTTACGTATTATTCTCCGAGCGGTCAGTTAAGCGTTTATAACGGATTTAGGGGTTACACCACGCAAACAATTGCTAACGCAAAAGTCTCAACAACTTACAATCCTCCATTTGGTGTACGGGATACAGGAGCTTATACGTATTACTTCGGGGATGCTCCCTCAAGTCAGTCCTATGACCCGTATAACACACCAGCAAGTAATACGTCAGAAGAAGGAACTACTGGAGGAGGTGTAACTCATCAACGTCAAATGGGTGGGTTACTGACTACTTCGGCTGCTGCTGGGACTGCTGAGGTAACACGAGCAGAATGGACATACAACCCTCCCATGTACTGTGAGTCATTTACGGAAACTATATATGCTCGCGTTCCTGGCTTAATGGGAGCTCCCACTCGTTACATTTATCGCGGTAAATCTTCAAAATATGCGTTTAACTTAGGCTCTATTTACGGAATTACAGGGGAAGGAATTAGGGCGTTGCCTCATAGATTTAGCTCCTCTGTAAATAGCAGTAACCAGAAAAATATTTAACGCTATTAATGCGACAAACAATATACCGCCTGTCTTTAAATAGCTTAAAATAAAAGAGTAGTTTTTCGGAGGTTGGCGCTTTGTTCGTCGACAATGATTTTCCGAAGCTGCTCGGTGCTGAACTCTACCGTCCGCATCCTGCGTACGTTGTAGAGATGGCTGCTGAACCTGTGGTCGTTCATGACTTCAGTAAGCAACCAGGACAGACTGTGCAGCTTGATCGTTACAGGTTCTGGGGCAACCCCGGAAGCAAAGAGTCACGTGAGCGTACTGCAGAGCAGACCATCGGTACTGCCAGCAGCCGCAACATTGTGAAGGACAAAGTGTTGGTGACACTCCGGGAATATACCGGACCTGCCGACCCTAGTGATCCTACACAAGCAAGTACATTTAAGATTGCACGTGAGACACTAATTACCGCTCAGCGTTTGCTGTTAGATACCGGTAATCTTACTGCCTTCCACCAATCTATTGGTTCTTTAACCCTGCTCGACGACTATCGTCGTTGGCGCGATCGGGTGTTCATTAACGAACTCCTGAAAGCTGTTTCTAAGGGTAAGTCCTCTGATACCCAAGGTGGTTACTACTACCCTGGTGATTTGGCTGTTGGGTCACTGACCTACACCAACTCAGAGCAAGCCAAGTTTGACGTTAAGGACGACCTCCTCCGCGTGGTTAAGTCTTTGCGTAAGCGGAATACTCCTACTTACCAAGACGGTTTCTACCGTTGTGTTTGCGACCCCACGTTCCTGATGCACTTGCGTCAGAACAGCGATTTCCGCGAAGTGGCTCGCTACCCAGGTAACGGTCAGATCAACCCACTCATGTCTGCGATGCAGCCTAACGCTGCTATCTACATGGGCCAAGGTTTTGGACAAGCCTCCTTCGTGGCTGGCGAACCCATCATGCCTACCGGGTTTGTATTTGAAGGTGTGCGATTCTTCGAATCCACTAACATGCCTTCTCAGAGTGCTACAGCAACTATTGGCGGTACTTCAACTACATACGATAGTGCTATCGGTATGTTCTTTGGTCCCCAAAGTGTTGGCGTCGGTATCGGCGGTAACAATGCTCAGGTGCTTCTAAACAACAACGACGACTTCAGCCGTTTTATCATGATGATTTGGAGCCTGTACGCAGGTTTTGAACTTCTAAACGCTGACTTCGTTACTGTTGCCTACTCTTTCAACGTTTGAGGAGGTAACTAATTATGACAACTAACGCTAACCAGATTGCAGTTTCCAAGATCTTCCCTGGGAACTACACAAACGTTCTTCGTTACTGGCACGAAGAGAAGACCTTCCAGTTCCGTAACGCTAACGATACGGAGACCACCTACTCCAACCAACCGGTCGGCGGTCCCGTTGGTGTGGTGTTCACCCCTGGTTGGATTGCTCAACAAGCTATTGGTTACGTCGACCTGTCGTACCAAGCTTTGGGCACCACTAGTCAACTTGAGTATTACACTCAGGCTTATAGCTCTGGTCTAAACGGAGCTAACGTTGCTTTCACTAACGCTAGTGTAATCATTCCTTCACCGGATGCTTACAAAGACGTACGTGCTGACATCACTGACGGTATCAAAGTTCCTTCTGGTGCTTATATTTATCGTCTAGCTCTCCGTGTTGACGGTGGCGATGTGATCAGCAGCGGCGTTGGCGGTGGCGTTGCAGCCCCAACACTGGGCCTCGGTCCTGCTGTGGGCGTTGGTATTACCACCACTCCTTCCGCGTCTGGTTTCTTTGTAACGCTTGCTGGTAGTAATAGCCGTATTGCCAACGGTTCTTATAACACCAACAACGTATTCAACACCAATAACTTGTTCCGTAATGGAGCCGAGGCACAGTATAAAGTGTTTGCCGTTGCCAACCTTGGTGGCGCAGTCGCTTCTGGTCTTGCACAAGCTTCGGGTGTTTTTGACCCCCGTGCTACCAATAACCAACTCCGTGGTAAAAACAAGGCGTTGGGTATTTGTGAAATTTGTTGGTTCTTGTCCGACGAAGCAGCTAATCGTGACGACTTGGCTCTTCAACCTGCGGGTATCGTTGAGTCCAACGTTTTCACCTCTACCGTTCCTTCCTGATTCATTTAGTGAAGAACAGACCCCCTTTTCGGAGGGGGTTTTTTTATGTATGGCAATATGACAACTGAAATTGAAATTTATTAGTAAACTATTCATAGACATTGCTCACATAATGACCGCTATCTCAGTTCAAGACGTTTTGTTCAAACCAAGTGGGGTTAAAGTTGAGATTTTAAGTGAGCACGACGAAGGTGAGTACAAAATGGTCCGCTCGGTAACGACAGGTAAGGTATTTTTCGCTCATAAAGGCCAAATTGAAATTGTAGAAGGTAGCGAAGACAAAAAGGACGCAAAACCCGCCTTAAAACGGCGTGGACGTCAAATTATTCAACCAGAGATCCCTTTTGACAACAGAATCAACATAAACGGAGCTACTCCTGAGCGTTTAACACAAATTCTTAAAGGTGTAGGAATTAAAACCGCTGTTGAGATCAAAGAATTGCAACAATCCATGCCGGGGGAGAGATTTACAAAATTAGATCAGCTTAAATCTATAACTCGTGTTGATTGGGACGAAGTTCTTTCTGCTGGAGTTGTATACGTAGAGTAATATAAATTTTTAGTTTAAATTTGGTAGAATAACAATATCTAGTGCATAAATAAAGTGTCTCAATTCTCTCAACAAGAACTTGAGCAAATTCAAAGCTATTTAGCTCAGCAGGGTGTTGTATTCCAAGCAACAACTACGGATGCTACAAAGCGAGAGATAATTTATGCTGCGGTTAACCAACTTACTCGAAATCCTGCGCAGACTTTCGGGTACAGACTTGATGACTTTAACTTTAGTCGTGTAGCGTACCATTTAGGCTACAACATAGCTACCGTACCTGCCGGAGACTACGCTCGGCTTTTAGAAGCTACAAGCAGCATACCTTCTGAGTTTTATTACGATAAAATCGTCGGTCAAGTTGAAAGATGTGAAGAAGCCGAACGTTTAACTGAGTTAGCAACCGGGCGAGCCACTAGTAGGCAAGAAACAATCTTTGGTGATGTAAGTCGCTCAATCAACGTTCAAGACAAGCGTGAGACATCGAGAATTTGGCGAGAGAATTATCAATTCGAGTGTGATCGCTTAGCGCACATGCTTTATGTTGCTAATTATAAAGATCCCGTTACAGCTCGTTATCGTTTCGAGCGAAGTGGAGGTGAATTTATTCAGGCTATACCTGGACCCCCTGATACAGCAAGGGCGGACCGCATCTATTTTTACACTAAATGGAGGTAATGGCTATATTTAAACAAGAAGTAGCTTTGATTTTACGTGGACCCTAACTTACTTGAAGCTATAGGACTTTTTTCAAAAGCGATTAAGCAAGGTTCTCTCTTTACTAAAAGTGGAACCCCACAGAATTTTTCTGGGAGCAGGAAGCCTTTTATAGGTTCGGATCCAGTACCTGTAAATCAAGGTCGCACACCGATCCCCCCTTCTTTTCGTCCTGATCCTGTTTCACCAGGTCAACTAAATCTTTTTGATGTCAGAGCGAATCCTTCTTCCTCTGCTCCTGTTGTGCCTAACCAAAACCCAAACAATTCTTTAGCCCGATACGGTGCTCTTGAACGATACGGTGCCTTAGCTGCACAAGAACCTCCCGGTAGCCTAGCAATAACTAATCAAACGCCAGGGGGAGCTCTATCGCCAACTTCCCGTGTTCAAAGAATTTTTCTTAAAGACATGCCAGGAAATCCACCGGGAATCACAGGAGGAGCTCGGAGCCCAAATACACGTGGGGGTTTAGGCATCCTTGAAGCAATAGGTTTGGCGGCTACTGCAGAGCGTTCAACTCCAGAGCCTAATTATAGAAATTTAGGTTATGCATCAGAAGCCGATATGAGAGGAAGAATGAGGGCTCAAGAGCTTTTAGAAAGTGGGCGTTATGTACCAGGTAGTCAACAACAATCCATACCTAAGCGAGAAGGTTACAATCTGGATAACGTTAGGAAAGCACTTGATACCAAGGGAAATAATAGTTACCGGGATGTTGACTATGGACCAGCTAGTCGGCCTTTGAATGATCGAGCTTCTCTTCCCCAAAACAATCCTACCGGTAATACCATGG